TAGTAGTGCCAGTATGTTTAGGATCATTTTGCCATTGTTCCAAAGCTGCTTGAAAAGCATCTTGACTACTGTAGTTTCTACGAGAAGGTTTACCTCCATGTTTCAAAGTAACTCTTCCACCTTTACGGTAGTCTTCTCTCTTCTTCTTATATCTTTTCCGTGCCATATTAATTCCTAGTTAGTTTTAACTTCAAAAAGTTTGTCAAGTTTTGTTTCCAGTTTACTGAGCATACGCATCACACGATCCATACTGCTTTCCATTTCGTTTTTAGTAACGTAGTTTTTAGCGACTTCTTCTCTAGTCTTGTTTAGAAGTACATCAATTCTTTTAAGCTCTACAAAGTTCTGTCGTATGCTATAGACTATTGGAGCTATAACAATAGTAAGCAATACATTCCACATTTCCATGTCCATACTTTTACCTTTAGAAAGTTAAATTAACTATTGTTAGAAATATATGTATTACCAGTAGTAATCGCTGTAGTGTAAGATGACTTATCATCACTTGCACCAGCTACATCAGGTGTGTCACCAGTTCCGTCATACGCAAGAATAGTAGTTAGATGATCTACGTTTGCTTTTACTCTAGCGTTTGCATCGGCTTGTGTAACTCCAGCAGATAGATCGGATGCTACAATATGCGTTGATGCTTTGCCTTTAGAGTTAATATCATTAATTACTGTTACGCTATCTGTAGCTGCTGTTAAACATTCGCTTACTGTTTGTGCCATTTTATTTTTCCTCGGTTATTTGTGCTTTTAATTCTTCAACTTGTGCTGAAAGTTCTTGTACTGCTTTTACTAATACAGGTATAACTGCTGCTTCACCAACTCTTTGTTGTCCAGAAGGATCATCATCATCCCACATACTAAAACCATCTTTAATATCACTATGTTTATCAATAGCTGCTTTAACTTCTTGAGCTATAAAACCATGCTGAGATTTAGAGTTTTTATAAACTTCTGTAGAACTTTCTTCATAGCCTTTAAAGTTTTTAGGTAGATCACCTTTGTTTTTATAATTAAAAGTTACTGGTCTGAGATCGTTGATAAAGGCTAAACCTACAGTAGAGTCTTTAATATCTTTCTTAACTCTTTTGTCTGATACAGTTGCCCAAGATGTACTTCCGTGTGATGTCCGAATATCAGCAGAACCTTGACCTATAGTTGTGTAGTTGTCTGCGCACACAAGATCTACTCCTAAACCATTAGCATTGCTAGTGCTTACCGATGCTGTAGTGATGCCATTACCAATTAATGTATTAGAATGACCTGTAGTAAGATTGTCAGCGCACTCAAAACCAAAAGCATCATTGTGAGTTCCAGTAGTTACTGCTTTTAAAGCTTTACGACCAACTGCTGTGTTGTTTCCACCAGTTGTACTGTTAGCTAATGCTTGTTCTCCAATCGCTACGTTGTTTGATCCTGTAGTCAGAGTAGTTAAAGACTCAAAACCCATAGTAGTATTTGCTAATCCTGTAGTTATTGCATCACCAGCAGTAGCTCCTATTGCTGTATTGCGGTATCCAGTTGTGGTTGCTCCTAGAGCATAGTGTCCCATTGCAGTATTATTAGCTGCTGTAGTAGCTAATCTTAAACATTCATAACCAAATGCAGTATTATAATCTCCAGTAGTATTTGTTCTTAAAGCACCTGATCCGACTGCTGAGTTCTCAGTTCCTGTTGTGTTTGCTGCTAGAGCTTGTTTACCGAGACCTGTATTGTTAGAAGCTGTTGTATTTGCTTCCAATGCGCCTTGACCAACTGCTGTGTTTGAAGCTCCTGTTGTGGTTGCTCCCATTGCTCGGCTACCAACTGCTGTGTTTGAGCTTGCTGTTGTTGCTACATCTAAACAAAGCTCTCCAACTGCGACATTATTACTTCCTGTGGTGTTTGCAGACATAGCATCCTTACCAACTGCAACATTTTGTTCGCCTGTGGTGTTAGCATCTAAAGCATTTGCTCCAACTGCTACATTATCTGCACCTGTAGTGTTTGCAAATAAAGCATTATAACCAAGTCCAGTATTGCTTGAAGCAGTTGTCGTTGAACCAACTGCGTGTATTCCCATACCTACATTATATTGACCTGTTGTTATCGCATCGCCAGACAAAGCACCAACCATTGTGTTTTGTGCGCCAGTTGTGGCTGATTTTAAAGCATCCATACCTATTGCTGTGTTGTAATCTGCTGTCGTATTTGCTGTTAAAGCAGATTTTCCAACAGCAACATTATTATCACCAGATGTTAAAGCTGCAAAAACATCAACACCTACACCAGTATTATTGTCAGCAGCATCAATAGTTCCTGTAGCATTGTCTCCAAGCATAATTGAAGAAGTACCAAAAGCTTTATAATTTAATGCTGAACCATTAATAGTTAGTGCGTCAGTTTCTAAAGTTCCATCAATATCTGCATCACCTGAAATATCTAAAGCAGTACCAATAAGTGTTTGTGTAAATGTTACTTGTCCATTAGAAGCAATAGTCATAGCATCTACGTCTGAAGCAGAACCGATTGTTTTGCCATCACCGATTATTAAATCGTCAGTTAGTGTGACTATACCTGTTACTGCTAGTGTAGAAGCCATATCAACAGCTCCATCTATATCAACAACATCAAGATTTGTAGTTCCATCAACATCCAAGTCACCATTAAAGTCTACATTACCTGCAACTGCAAGAGTTGTAGCCATATCAACAGCACCATCAATGTCTACGACATCTAGGTTAGTAGTACCATCTATATCAGCATCTCCTGAAATATCTAGAGTTGCACCATCTAGTTCACCTGTAATAGTTAAGTTTCTAATACCTGTATAATCTTTGTTAGAATCTAATATGACTGCTTTAGAAGCAATAGCTGTACCGACTGCTGTAGAACCTAAGTCTAGTGCGTTTATTTCTCCAACAACTACAGTAGCTCCATCAAGTATATTAAGTTCTTCTGGTGTTGAACTAATTTGAGTAGCTGATGCAGCCGCTAATACTGGAAGCGTACCTGATACATTAGGAAGATTTATTGTTCTATCACCTGTAGCATCTATACTTGAAAGTGTAGTTTCGTGTGCATCTGCTGTAGATCCTTCAAAAACTACTGCGTTGTTAGCGTTCATTGTAACAGAGTTTACTGTACTAAATGTACCACTAACTGAAATGTTAGTTGCAGAAAGAGTTCCTGTACTTGGATTATATTTTAAATCACCATCTGATTCTAAACCCAAGTTACCACCGTCTAAGTCTCCACCTGATGTAAAGACAATAGCATTATTTTCGTTTGTGCTTTCGTTATCTGTAATAGTAACAGTTGTAGCTACCGCTGCTGTACCAGTTGTGTCTTGGTTAAGTGTACCGATTACAAAGTCTAACGTATTATCACTATCATCGTAAGTAACTGTAACACCTGTTTCGGTATTAGAAGTTACCATAGCACCTACAGTATCACTAATTGTTTCTGCTAAAGTTACACCACCAATAGTAATTGCATCAGCTTCTAAAGTACCGTCTATATCTGCGTCACCACTAATGTCTAATGTAGCTGCATCAAGTTCTCCTGTAAGAGTAATGTTACGGAAACTTCCAATGTCTTTATTAGAATCGACAACTACAGCTTTTGAAGCTGCTACAGTTCCTGCAGTAACTCCATCAATAGTTTCTAGTTCTGCTTCATTTATATCAGCACTTCCAATTACAAAACTTGTACCAGTAATAGCAGTACCTGTAATAGCTGCAGCACTTGCACCACCAATAATAGCACCGTCAACAGTACCTCCATTAATGTCTGCAGTATCTGCAACTAAAGCGTCTGTAGTAACTGTGCCGTCAAAGTAAGCATCTTTAAACTCTGTTGAGCTTGTTCCTAAGTCTATGTCGTTATCTGTTGAAGGTACAATAGCTCCGTTAGTAAATGTAACTTGATTGTCTCCTCCTGCTGCAATAGTTATTACATCTGATCCACTAAATGTAATTGAAGTATTAGTATCTCCGTCACCTGTAATAGAATCAAGTTGAATATCTCCTACATTAGTAATATCTGCATCATTAAAACTTGTAGCTCCTAATGAGTTTGCCGATGCTGTAGAAGTAAGACCAGCAACCATTGTAACTCCACCACCGTCTGCAATTTGAATAGCATCATCACCATCTGTAAATGCAATAAGTGGAGTTTGTAGTTCTGTAGTAACTTCAAAGTTTGCTATAGTATCTATAGAGCTTTCAAAGTAAGTTTCAAAGTCAGTAAGAGCAACTTGCTTCATTGTACCACCGTCATTAACTACAACTCTATCAGCATCGGCTAATGTTGTAGAAGTAGCACTAGTGTCTCCATCTATTATATTTAGTTCTGCTGCAGTACTCGTTACACCATCAAGAATATTAAGTTCTGCTGCTGTGCTTGTTACATTTGTACCACCTATATCAAGTGTAGTCATTGAAACTTCACCTGCTACTGTTAATACTCCATCAGCAAGAGTCATTAAATCTGTATCTGATGTATGACCTATTGTAGTTCCGTTAACTATAACATTATCAACAGTAAGAGTTGTTAAAGTTCCTAAACTTGTAATATTAGACTGTGCAGCCGTTGTTACAGTTGCTGCAGTACCCGATACATTACCTGTAACATCTCCTGTTAATGGACCTGCAAAAGCATCTGAAGTTACTGTACCATCAAAGTATGCATCTTTAAATTCTAATGAGCTTGTACCTAAATCTATATCATTATCTGTAACAGGTACAATAGCTCCGTCTTGTATTCTTATTTGTTCTACGGCTGCACTAGATACTTCTACATAAATTCCCCAACGATTGTTAGTACTATCAGCTTCTATTTTATTAAGAAAATCTAAGTCACCTATTTTATAAATATTACCGCCTTGTGCTGTAGATCCATCATGTCGGTGTCCTGTAGATGATGCACTACTTGAAGAGTAAGCAAAAGCATTTAAAAGTTGATTATATTCGTTATTAAAAAGTGCAGCAGTAATGGTATCTCCATCAGCTATTGAACTTTGTCTAGTGTATGTTTGAGCCATAATTTAATTCTCTCTTTGTTATTATTGTCTTCCCGATGGTCTGTAATTTATGTATAAGCCGTTTATTGTGTAAGGAGCATTTGTATCATTGCTAAATATTTTAAAGAAATTACTATGCCCACTTCCTGTTAATGTAGCTCTTACTAAAGGTTGTTCTGGCGCACCAAAAGTACTTGTACCAAATACTGCTGATGAATCTCCAAATATAGAAGGAGTTGCTGATATTATTCCTACATCTGTTGGTTGAAGTCTGTCTGTACTATCATAATCAAACCTAACTCTAAGTGTTGGCTCTACAGATCCTTCTGGAAATACAGAAACTTTAATGTGATCTAAAGTTTTTAAAGTTCCAAAGTCTCCGTAATCAAAATCTGGAGATTGATATTCTGCTTCTACGTTTGTTTCAGTTCCTGCAGGATTAAAACTATTTCCTGTATCGTGATTGTAAATATATCCGTCTCTGTCTCCGTGATATATTTTTTCTTTTCCTGAATAATTAAATCCAGAAGCTACTGCAGGAGCTTGTATTCCTTGTATTTCTGCCCATTCAAAACCTCTAGCTGTAAGAGTTCCTATAATTCCTTTTGAATTAGTTGTTGAAGCATTTGAAGCACTGTAATAAAGTCTATATTGTGATTTATCTCTAAGTACTACACTGCTGTATTCAGAAGTAATTGTACTACTAAAAATATCATTTATAATAGGTTGAATAGATTTACTAATAGTTCCAAGTTCAACGTCACCAATTCTTGCTGTACCTGCAATGGTTCTAAAACCATCAGGAGCTAAGAAGATTAAGTCACCTGCAAATTCCTGTATAGTTTTACCATCTACACAACCTACGTTTTTAGTAACTGGTACAATAGCTATAGTACTTGAGTTATTTATGTTCTGTAACTTATATATAGAGTTTTTACAGAATATAAAAAGTTCATCACGGAAAGATTTAAGACCAACTACTTGATCATCGAGTACGATACTGCCTGATCCTGTAGATGTAAAATCATCTATATCGCTTGTACCACTATAAAATATAGTATTTAAAGCTGTAGCTGCTCCTGCAACTACTAAATGTTTATCGTGTATTACACAATATTTTGGATAATGTGTTCCGCTTACTGTTATTTCTTTAGCAAAAAAAGTTCTGTTTGTTATATCAGAATCTGTACCTGTCATTTTAAAATAAAAAGGTTTTACTCCAGAGCCTTCATCAGTAATGATAACTTCTCCGTATATTGTATTTCCTTCAAAAGTAGCAAAGTGTGTTTTACTTTGTGAAGTTCTTGCAGAAGCACTACGACCTGTAAAAGTACTGTAGTTATCTCCTCCACCTGCAACACTTGCTTTATTTATTTGTAACCAACTATTACCATCTTGACTAAAATATATATTAGTACCTGACGAAGCTAATACACCATCAGCATAAACGTGCATACCTAATATTTCATTAGAGCTATTAGGTCTTGTACCGTCACCTAATTGCGTATAGCCATTAATTCTTCTGTAGCCACCTTTTGTAGAGACTTCAAAATTTTTTAATCTTGTTGCTTTTCCCGGAGTTTGTAAAAGCTCTAATGAATTACTAGACTTATCTAAACCACCTTGCAACGCAACTGAAAAAGGTTGTGATGCTGCCATTAGAAATAAATCCTATCATCTGTCATGTTTTTAGGTTGAGGATTAATAAGATTAGATTTCATTGTTCTCATACCTTTTTTATAATCATCTAACGCAAAAGCTGCCTGCTGTAAACTTTCTTTAAACTGATGTACGTAATAACGTGTTCTTGCTGTAATAACAGAAGCATATTGATCTGGTAATACAATCGCATCTCCATGTGCAGAAAGAGCAGTAGGTGCATCATATGCATAAAAATGTACGTTATATACTTTATCAGGTATAGGACTTAATCCAAATTTGCGATTATCAGGACTACGAATAACATACTTGGGTTCTCCATAAGTTTGTGCGTCAGCATCGTCTGCATTTTCTGAATCTCTTAAATATCTTGTCCAGTCTGCAAGTGTTATAAACTTTAAACCTTTAGATACAAAAGGTGCAGATTCGCCTGACACACTAATTGTAGTTATATAAAAATCATCCCAATCTATAGAAGCATAGTCTGTAGTAATACTAGAGCTTCCTGCTTTGAGAGTGTACCAACGCTGTCCTGCTACTGACGCTACTGTAACATTGCCGTAAAATGGATCTGTGCTTCCACTAGCTGCTGCTGCAAAAAAAGGAAGTTGAGGTTCTTGGTTAGCTATATCATTTAATGATCTATTAATTGATTCTTTAACAAACGCTTGTATTCCTACAGCACTTGAAAAGTTTGCAGAAGTTAGTTGAACTTCATTGAGTTCTCTAAGAACTTCATTAGTCATTGTTAGATATGTTGTAGCCATTACTTGCCCTTTTTCTTTTTACTAAATATACGATCATAGTTATCAGCGTATTTCTGCTTTGCTTCACCAGAATATGCGCTACCTAACAATCCTAAGACTCTAGTGCTTTTGGGCTTACTAGAGCCATTTAGGATCATAGGATTTTTATCGTTACCTAACTGTGGCATTTTTAATCAGGGGTTGAGCCAAGATGTAAAAACTCTACTAAGTAAGTAACTGTTGTAGCTGCCGTAGCAAGATCGTTTGCTAGTGGCTTAAGACGAGCGTAAAGTGTACGAGCAGCAGCACTATATAACGTAGAGGCTATAACAATAGCTTCTGAAGTTGCTGGTCCGCCTACTACACCTGCTGTTACTCCTGTACCTACAAAAGCGTTAGCTGCGTGTCCGTGTGAGTTTTGAATAATATACAAAGGTGCGTTTGCTGTCCAAGTTACTGCTGATCCACCATCGTCTAAGATAGCTTTTTCATCAATAATTTGACCACCACCTGCTGCAGTACCTAAATCAAAATCAACATCATCACCTGAAGCTCCTGCTGTAACAATGTTACCTGCAGGTATGGCAATAAGATTTCTGATAATAGTATCAGCGGGTTGTGTAAATGAAACATCGTAAGTAGCGTCAGCAGTAACTGCAATAGTTCCTGTTGTAGCTGAAGTCCACGAGTTGCAAATATTGTCAGCAATTTGCCCAACATCGACTGTTCGAGCTGAGTTGCGCCCTGTATCACGTACTTTAAATACTGGGTTTGACATATTATGTCTCCTTGTTTGGGTTTAAATAAAATTTGTACTCTAAAAAAAGAAAGGGAGGTTTTTACACCTCCCAAATCTATTTAGTCAATACCATAGAAAGCAGAAACTAATGCTTCGCCACGTAGTACTTTTCCACCATAAACATGGAGTCCTCGTACTATGTCGCCAAAGCTATCAGGATCACGCAATACTTCAGTACTTGTAATCGTCTGAGCAGTAGCTGTAGATGACATATGACCAGCAATACATTTACCTGCAGCATTAGTTGTTGCAGCAATGTTGTTTGACTTGTACATATCGAATCCACGTAGTTTTCCACTTGAGACTAGACCATTTCTAATAGAACCTTGACCTGCGTTATAATCAACAGACAAAAGTTTTGACGATGAACTCGCAAGAACTTCGTAGAAATCAGGTGATGCTAAGAACCATCGACCTTCTTCTGGAATGTTCTGTTCGTCAAGCAAACGAGCCATATGTGACAATACGTCAATAGGATCGTGTTCACTTGAAGCAAAACCGATGTCAAGATTACCAGTTCCATCAAATGTGCCTGCAGCTAAATCAGTAGCGTTGTCAGAACCAAGTATATGGTTAGGACTTGCTGCAGATACACCTGCGAACATAGTAGCGATGATACCTTCATCATAAGCATCACGAAGAGCATATGCTGCAGATGAACTAGCAACTTCTTTAAAGTTCACGTGAGACATTGAAGTTTCAATATCATCAACGATGAATTTAAATGCGTTAGCTGTATCAACTACAAGAGTCAACTCTTGATCAGTTAATTTAGTAGCTGTAACATCTGCACCACGTTCGTATTGGTACACAGTGATTTCAGGTTCTTTTATAATCTTTACGGAATCTCCGAAAGCGGCAATCTCACCAGCATAATCTGTGTTGGTGATCGCTTCTACAACCGAAGCCTTTCTAAAGAAGTTGAGAACCTTTTTAGAGTAGACTGCGGGAAGGAAAAACGAATTAGTTTGACCGCTGACGGAGTTCGCAAAGTTAGCGTTAGTATCAGTACTTGGTTCAAAGAACTGATCTGATTGGTTATAAGCCATTTTACTTCTCCATTATTTTATCAAATTAAAAGTTATTGTTTTTATTTAACTACTCTGCCTTCGTGAATTGCTCGACCAATTTCTTCTTCAAAACGATCAAACTCATCAATAGACATATTAGCTATTTCCCTTTCAGTCCAAATTTTTTCCTGCTTTGGATCAACTGAAGTTGTTTTAGTTGAAACCATATCAGCAGCAGATTTTTTGGACTTAGCTGAAGATGGTTTTTTAGCTTTAGAAGAAGTGTCAATGTTTAAATCTTTTTTAAATAAATCTAAAGCTCGGCTTGCTAGATCAGCATCATCTGCATTATTATATATCCAATCTTGAATTGACTCAGGTTGTTCTTTAGCCCAACTATGAAAATCTTCACTGTTGCGAATATCATCAAAGTCAGGATGTTTAGATAAGAGTCTACTCTCAGCTTCACGTTGTAGTATTTCTATTTCACGTTTTTCAAGTGATGAAATTTTATCTTCTAAAGATTTTATACTTTCACCGCTTTTCATTTGTGATACAGTTTCTACAACATCGTACACATCTGGATATTGTTTTTTAAACTCTTCAAGTTCTTCAGCAGTTTTTGGAGCTTTATAGTTTTGTTTGCTAGTATTAGCAGCTTCTTCTATAAGTGTCTTTTCTCTACTTTTAAACTCGTTAAGTTTTTTATCATAATGAGATTTTAAATCATCGTATCTTTTCTTATAGTCAGGTTTTTTATAAGGTTGATTTTTAGATGCTGCTTCTTTAACAGGAGTTTCTTCGCTGTTAGTTTCTGTAGCTTCTACTTTATCTTCCTTTGGTTTATTAAAAAACGCACTATCAGCAGATACAAATTCTTTTTCATCACTAGTATGCCAGTCTTTATTTTTATTATAAGGATTAGCTTTTGGTTCTTCTTTCGCTTGTGTTGCCATCTTCTTACTCCTACTAAGGGCTTTGTTTACAAGGTAGCTCTATGTCGACTAGAGGGCTTGTTTGTAAAGGTCGCCTTTCGGTTATTATTGTGATAGAGGGCTTAAACTTCTAAGGTAGCTCTATCGTTATTGCAAACGTGGATTAACAGACAACATACTTCTACGTATTTCTTCGTCTACCAAGTCTTCATCTATAGATTTACCAAATTGGTCTACTTTAGATTCGTCTTGAATTGATCCACCCATTGCTACTTGCTTTCTGTTATCACTAACTTCTTCTGCAGAGTCCATCATGTTCTGTAAATTATCAGAACCTATTTCATCTGTAGCTTTTGCTGTAATAACAAACTCACCATCCGATAACCTTGCGGGTATCGAATCGGAGACTTCAGAGCCTAAACCTTCAACAGGTCCATCCCCTGAAAATTCTGAAGCTGTGTCCATAACCTTGTCAAAGATCATGCTTAATCTATCATCAGCTTGTAATGCTTGCATTAGATAAGATTCTTCTTCTTGATCTAATGATTCGTTAATTATAAAATCTAAATGGTCTTGTTCCATTTGTTCATCTGGAATCATATCCATTTCTTCTGTAGGCATTGGCATACTTTCTGCAGGCATCATATTTGGCATTTGAGAATCCATGCTTCCTCCTTCTTCATAGCCCATTCTAGCTACAACTTCTGGAGCTTCTTTTCTTAATGCTTCAATACCTTTACCACCTTCTTTATAAGACATACGATCTTCATCATCGCTTAACATACCACCACTATATTTGTTATCTCTAAGTTTTTCAGTTTCTTTAGTTTTTTTAATAGGATTATATTCTTTATATCCTTGTTTATTTAACTGCTCAAGCATAGTTTTTAAAACTTTATCTGCTGTAGTATTTGAATCTTTTGCAATACTCTGAGCATCTAGAGTTAATGAGGCATGGTTATAGCCTTTACCAAAAACTTTTTCTAAAGTAGTAGGCTCTGCGTTAGCTACGTCTATATATGTTTTAACTACTGAAGCTATTTTTTTATCTACAGTTGTATCTTCTACTTCTACTTCATTACCTTCTTGATAACCTATTCTGGTTTTATCATCAGTTAACATTCCTTTTTTCTTTTTCATTATCTGCTCTCTTTAATTACTTGTTTAACCGATTGGGGGAGCTGAAGCAACCGTTCCAGAGAATTGATCTTCCCCTGACTGCGGAACATTTCCAGTTCCGATGTTGCCACCGCCAGTACCTGTAACTCCAAGTTCTTGTGGTGATTGAGGTAATCCTCCAGCGGCAGCCATTGTGGGCTGTTGACCAGTGGGTTCAGTCTCTGTGCTTGTTTCTTGTCCAGCATTTTGCATACCTATTATTTGTGCCATGATAGCTGCTTCTTCAGGATCGTTCAGTATTTCATCTGGATCTAAATCTAAGCTATAGGCTAGTTCACTTACAAGTTTAGAAATCTTAACAAACGGTGCAATAGCAGGACTTTGTGCAGTCTGTAAGAACATAGTCAGTCTTTGACTTCTTACTTCTTTTTGCATCAAGCTATTTGTACCTGTAGCTTTAACTTCTAAATCACCTTTAACATCTAAATCACCTTCAAAAAACTGCATGTTCCATTGGAAATATGCTTCACCTAA